AGCACTCTCTGACATCAATCTACCATTGTCAATACCATCATCACTAACTAACACATTATCACCAGTAGTTACAAACGCATCTTCAAGTAGAACTGTTTCAGAACCAGGCTGTTCTAAAAATTCGTCTGATCCAAGAAGAATGTTTGTTACAGGTTGTGTATTAAATCCTGCTAGTTCAACAAAATCAGTAAAGACCAAAGCACCGAATGTAGTATTAGTTCCGTCTGTATCACCAAGAATAACAGCAGTAGAGAAAGTTGCATCTGATATTGCAACAGGAGGTATCTCCAACAATAAACTATCAAGTTCACCAAATATAACACCAGACTCTAAATCTATCTTACTATGTTCGTCTGCAAATCCAGCGGCAGATGAGTCAAGAATTACATACGCAATATCATAACCATATCCACTTGGTTGTAAACTATCTTCCAGTAGTATAGAGAAGTCTACATTAGTTGTAGTTGTTGATGTCGTAGACTTACCATTAAGTATAATTTTATCTCCAGGCAAAAGACCATTCTCAAGAAGTATCTGATCATCTGTATCACCAACATTATAAGTTGGAGCTTCCATTCTTCTTTCAATTTCAACTTGGAAGATGTTAATAAGAGTAGATGCAAGTTCTGGTGTAAATGTATCATCACCTGTGTAATCTGGGACATCTGTTGCTGTGGTCTTGAGTGCAACCGATACTTGACTTGCGATAGATACTTTTCCAAATGGTCTGAACCCTGCTGGGTGAACTGCCTTTTGTAATTGTTTTAGATAATTACCTAAAGATACACCAACCTGTACTTCGTATGAGTAGTCTTGGTAATAGTAGGAGTCTTGAATACGATTTAAATCTTCACCAAGTAAACTCTGAATGTCTATATACGAATCCTCATTTGTTTGTGTAATCGCAACCGAACTTGTTATCGTTCCGATATTCGCCTTCATGATTGTTGCACTTGCACCACTTGAGTCTGTAATTGTTACATTCTTATTACTGAAGTCAATCGCTTCTTCATTGATAATATTGTCACCAGCATCAGTTGATGATGAGTCAGTTCCGTCCAATAGAATATCACCACTACCAGTTTCATCTTCGAACAACACTTTATCGTTTGCATCATCATCACCATCTGTGCTGTTAAGTATTAAACTATCACCAGCATTTTCAGTTGCGAGTTGTTGACCATCATTCGTTCCGCTGGAGTCTGTTCCGTCAAGTAATAGTTTTGCAACTGTGCTATCCTCTTGAAATCTGTCGATAAGTAACTTACCACCATCATCTTGAACAAAGAAACCACCAACTGTTTCAGATGTTTGTCCAGCAAACTCTGTATCATTAATTCTATCAAGTGTTGACATTTCAAGAAGTATCGCTCCACCAAAGTTATCCTCTATACCAGTTGTTTCTACTGTATCGTCACCCTCCTTGAGTAAGACAGAAGTTGCACCATCATTTGAACCATCTTCTAATAGTATACTTGCGTTCTGGTCATGTGCATCTGTAGCACTTAAATCTAAATTAATCTGTGCTGGTCTAGTTGAAACTAAACCCTCTTCTCTTAGGAAACCATTACCTAAAGAGTCTTCTAGTTGTAATCCAAAGATTGTAGTTGCACTACCATTAAGTACAATATTATCACCCCTATCTCTTACAAAAGTTTGCACTTCTTTTGATCGAATAAGTCCACCCATACCAGAATGATTAACACAATAGTAGTATAAATCTGGAGCGTCTGTTGCAACAGTTATTTGTAGAAATGCACCTGTAGTTCCTGCTTCTATGTAAGCCGCAGATTTTGTTACACCTGTGGTATACTCAGAACCACTACCATGTGTTCCATCTGATGTGGTTGATAATCTAAGGATATGATTATTACCAGATGTCGCATTGTATAGTGAACTATCAGACAAATCAAAATAGTATGTGTTACTTTGTACAAATGATAATGTCGGTTGGTTTACACCATTTATCTGATAGATGTTTGCAGTATCATCTGCATTTCTGACAACCTTTACTTTTAGTACAATATAGTCTGGGTCTGGAGTGACAACCTCTGTTCCCTCAAGCACAATTGAGTCACCCTCATCTGGTTCAAAGTCTTGTGTATCCTCAAGCAAGAAACCCTCTGCAATGTCCTCATCTTTTAATGTGTATTCTTCTAGTTGTATACCCTCTTGAAATGTACTTGATGATTCTTGTTCAACTCTAACCACGTTCTCAAAGGTGGTATCAAGAACACCAGTAGAACTATCAAACCCCTTGACTGTTCCAGTATGTGTTGTTAGTGTGTTACCATTTGTAAAAGTCCCTGTTACATCTTTTACAACAAAGTGAGCTCTTGGTGTCATCTCTGGTGCGTTAGACTCAGAGTATGCAAAACCAGCGTCTTGTATTTTTACCTCATCAATAGCACCAATGTTATCTGTTACTGCAACTATTTTTGCATCTGCACCAGTTGTTGTGGTAAGAGAAAGAGTTGGTATATCAGTATACGCACCCCCACCATCTGATATGTGTAGTTTTTGTATAGACCCACTTTCAGCAGTATCACCGATATCTTCGAAAGTTCCAAACTCCAACACTATTTGGTCTGTCGGTGTTCTGTGTGCATCTTCCTGTTCAAGATCTAAACTTGACTCCGTTAGAATATTATGTCCAGCGTTTGCAGAAGCACCATCTGTTCCATTTAAGATAAGTGCATCATCACTTTTACCCACACAATCAACTCTTGCATTATTTGGTGGTGCATCTCTAAATGTAAGAGTTGTACCTACAAGAGTAAAATTAGAAAGTCCATCTTTTCTGGTTGCATCTTGTTTTACATTGTTTAGAAAAACAGTTATTGTATCTGTACTCGCACTCAGATTTGTTAGAGTAAATGCTGTGGTTGTTCCATCACCTTTGAATTTATCTGTGGTTATCTGTTCAAGTATTATATTGAAAGGTTCTAGGTGTGTGTTTGTTCCAGACTCTAATATGATTGCATCGTCTGTCAAACTTGAGTCGTCTAGTGTTCCAGTTTCTAACTGAACACCACCACCAACCATACTGACAAAACCCACAGCAGACTCTATATTTGTATCTGCACTCACAGGAGTGAAAGTTATAGCATCTCCTACCTCATAGTTTGTACCAACATTATCAATCTCAACTCCACTTACTGAACCTCTCTTGATACCACCAACTCTTACTACTGCACTTCCATTTCCTATAGATTCTACATCTATTAATTCTTGTGCATCATGTAATATACCAGCGTTCGTTACAGTTCCAGATGATACGATAGGTCTTACTGTAAATCCAACCACTACGTCTTTAGTTGTTGAGGTCGCAGTAAATCTTTCACCATCAGTAAACGAACCTACTTGGTTTGCGAGTTGTAATTCTGATATTGGAACACCAACTTGTTGGAACTCCACACTTGATTCTATAACGGCAGTTGCACCAGATGACACACCTGTAATTACTTGTCCTATTATTTCACTACCGACAACACCAGAGTCAGGTGAGGCTCTAAGAATTGTTTTCTGTCTGAAGTCACCATGTGAGGGTTTCATTATAAATTCATTAGGAAGAAGAACAGTTGCCTCCTCACCTAAGAATAGTCTACTGAATAGTTTAGTCGCTTCTGTAGTACCTTTAGCGGCATATAAATCTTTTATGTTTTTGATTAAGTTTCTTTTTGATACACCAGTTGCGAGAGAATTTGGTATCCCTGCCATGAATGACAATCTAAGTTTTTCAAGAAAATCATAGATGGTTGTATCTGTATTACCATACTCAAGAAGTTGTTGTATGTTCTGTACAGGGTTTGCACGATATTCATCTACAGTTGCAGTAGAACCAGATGTAGAACCTGTTATAGTTTCACCTGTAATAAACAATTGTTGTGATGTTGTGTAAAGAAATTTATTTCTAGAGTCTTCAACGAGAACAGTTGCAGTCGCATTAGATGTTGCCCCTGTAATCGTTTCTCCACTTACAAACTGACCATCTGAACCTGTACCAGACTCAGTAACAGTTCGTTCCTCATCTTCTTGTAAGATATAATTTGTAGTTACTGTTTCTTGTTTAACATAGTCTACTGTCGCAGTTATAGTAAGTCGTCCTGCTTCTAAAAATTTATAATAATCTTTTAAAAATTTTAAGAATAAAGAATGATCTGTCTGTACAAAATCTGGCGCCTGTCCAGATATAAGTGAAGATACCTTAGTGGTAAGCTTGATGTCATTCTTACTCATTGTTCACTCTTAGTAACCAGATGTTTCTGGTGTTGTTGACGCTGTTGTTGATACAGTAGTTGTACTTGTTGTTGCAGTTGTTGTAACAGTATAACCTTTTCCAGTTGTTGCAGTTGCATCAACTGTACCAGACACAGTTGTGTTTGTTAAGTCTAGTTCTAATAACTGGTTTCTAACAGGTACGATATCGTTTGAGTTTGGTAAAACTGTAACTCTAAATTTCGTAGACGTAGAACCATCAACATTAGAAACACTTGTTATTTTTATTGGGTTTAATTTTATTTCACCATTTGTATAATCAATAGTTCCAGCGGTAACATCATAATATGTTCTAACCCCAGCAACAAGATAATAAATTCTTATGTTACCACTACCATCATCATCAAGAAAATACTCTAGAGTTCCTGCTTCTATAGAGAAACCTGTAGATGCAGTAATACCACCAGCCGCAGAGTTGTGTCCATCATGTGGATGAAAGAACGCATTATCAAAACTTAGTGTGTATGCAGTTGCCTCTGAGGTCACAGGTGTAATAAACTTTCCAAGTGTAACTGTTGTTACGTTACTTAATATAGAATTATCTGTATCATCAATTACACCTGTAAGTTGTGAATGTCTAAATGGTTTGTTGAAGTCTTGCAAGTTATTACTATTATAGTTTGATATGGTTGTACTTATTTCAGTTTCTAAATCATTCACAGTTTTTGTTGTTGTATTTGAGTCATACTGAAATGTAACTCCAAGTATAACAAAAGTTGTCTCTGCGTTAACAATAACTGGAGTAACAGATGCAACTTTGTACTTTCCTAAGTCCGTAACTAATTGACTCTTCTCTGTATCGGTAAGATTTTGTCCTGTGGTGTTTCTAATTGATATAAAAACTTTACCATACTCTGGAACTGAAGTGATACCTGTTGCTGGGTCAAACCCACCATCTTCTCCACCCCATACGGATACTGCTTGTGTGTTTGGAAATAATTTTTTTGTGTATGTTATATAATCATCTGAAGTTACTGCACGACCTTGTGATGCGTAGTCAAGTGGTGCCTGTAATTTTATAGATGCAAGACTTTCTGGTTCTGAACCACCACTTGCATTGTTTACTGTTGTCACTGTTATTGTACTAACACCATCTATTGATGAGGGTGCAGTAAAAGAAGATGCACCATTAGCTGCAGTTTTATTTGTAACAACATATTGGAGTATAACTATGTTACCATCAGATAGTGACTTACTAATATTACCATCTCCAAAATATATTTCTTGTCTACCATTCTCAACCTCTTGTAGATAGTAAACAGAACTTGAAGATGTTAGTTGTGATATGTCTGTTGCTTTTGTATAGGTTGTGGTAGTTGAATCAGATGCAGAGTTTTGAACTTTAACTGTTAGAGTTGTTGTGTCTGAACGACTGTCTGGTAATAAGAACCTTTGTTCTACACTAGATGTATCAACAAGATACTTTGTTGTTATATAAGTTCCCTCATATATTTTTACGTTGGTAAAAGTTACTGCACCACCAGAACCAGTTTGAGTTATCGCCTCAGAAGTAACAAACTGGAAACTTACATCATCAACTGTCGTAGAGAATGCAGTTCCAGCGGGCATGGTCTTAGATGAACTTGTGGTTGTCAATGCGACATTGACAGTTGCGATAGGGGCTCTTGCAGATTGTATTTCATATCCTAGAGTCTTTGCGTGTGATACAACACTTGACCTAAGTGATGCACTATCAAGGAACATTTCGTTTGCGAGCATATTCGCATTAAACCCAAGATAGTGAGTATTATATGCAAGTATATCTAACATGATATTCATACCAGAACCCTCAAAGTCATAATCCTTAAACTCTGATTGTCCTTTTAGAAATACTTTTAAATTATCCTTTACATCATCAAAGTCAAATTCTGTAATATTTAATCTTCTATCGTTTACTGCCATTATCGTAATCTTTCTAACATGACTGACATATCTACTAATTCAGTCGGAGTATTAACAACATAAAATTCTACTGATACCTCATATGCATTACGATCTAAGTCTGGTAAAGCACGAACTGAAACCAGACGGGCTCTAGGTTCAAAATTTTCAATTACGTCCTCAATCTTTCTTGCAATAGTTACTGCTGTGATTGGCGACATTGGTTCAAACAACATTTCTCTTACACCACCAGCGATTTCTGGGTGAAAAAACTTCTCATAGGTATTGAGTTGCACAAGGTTACGGATAGACCTCTTGACTGCCTGTACATCAGTTATAGTTTGAATATCACTATTGGACGTTTTCTTTCCAAAAAATAAATCCAAATCTCTATACTGTCTTGTACCTCTCGCAGTATTATTCGATTGTGCATCATACACTGCCATTATAGACTCCTAATTTATATTATTTATACCACTTGACTCGATCCACTACCAAGAGATGCAACTTGTACAGGTGCAATATTATTTGCAAGTGCAATTTTTCTCTCTGCAACAAATCTTTTTCGTAATCCACCATGTAAGTTTGGACTAGATTTAAATTTTCTGGGTATACTATTAATTTTTATATCATGTATCTCATTAATTAATTCTTCATCAGTAGGTTCTGTCTTTCCTCGTCCCTTTAAGTTTCTAACTGCCTCTTTGACTATAGTGTGACAACCACCAGCACCATACTGAACTGCTGTACTCCATATAGTATCTTGTAATCCGTTACTGTGCGTACCATCACATATGTCTATTCCTGTGCTTCCCTTTATCTTTCGAACTGCAACGTCATGATACTTTCTTTGTATGTAATCATGTTGTGCTTTTTGGAATCTGGTTGCAGTAGTTTCATTAGTTGCAAGTTCTACCCACTTGTTTCTAAAACTTGATGCACCTCTGGTTGCACCAACATTACCTCCTGATTGTTCAAGTGCTTTTGAAAAGTCAGAGAAACCATTAGAATCAGTTCCAAGAAATGTTAAGAACTTATTCATTGCACCAACCTTTGTCGCAATCTGATAAGAACCATAAGACCAACCACCTAAATCATCTTTGTATGATTTTGTATTGATTGCGGCTGGGTTTCCATTAGACTCAAACCTTGCAGACTGAGAACCTAGTTCTGGTCTAGTACAATCGCCTGGAGGTGATATGACTGCATCTGCATCTCCACCACCAGCAGGAGATGAACCACCCACTGCAACTCCACCCTCACTTCTACCAGATCTAGGTGCAAGATTTACAGGATTACCATCTGCATCTTCTCCCTGTGGGTCATCTTCACCAACACCCTCAACAAGTGATGACTTAGGTTCAGATGTAAGTATCTCTGGGAGAAGAACTTCGATTGGGTCTTCTTCTTCTGGTTCAGTTGGGTCTGTAACAGATGCAGAACCAGGCGATGTAATAGATGGGTCTGTTAAATGTGGAACGGCTGCACCAGCGGTAACTGAAACAAGATTAGAACTGGTTGCATTTAGATTATACGTTGTTGCATCAATGTCTACAGTCGTACCATTTATACCTACAGTCGCACCTCTTATGTTAGATGCAGTTGAACCATTGATAGTTGTGGTTGCAGAAGTTATAGCTGCGACTGTAGATGCATCAACATCAAAAGATGCAGTATCTATATTTACAGTTGTGGTAGTGAAGATATCAAATGCACCACCAACATCATCAGACCTCGTTACATGAAACTCTGTATCACCACCCTTAACAAAGTGTAATAAGTTCGCCTCATGATTATTAGTGACAATACCAGAATGATACCTATCTATCTTATCACCATATCTCTCATCCACTGCACCATGAATACTTCTGGTGTATTTGTCATTGAATGTTTCTAGTACCTCACCATTTATATCAAGTGCCTCAGTACCCTCAATCCTAGTTGTTCTATTTCTACCGATATCCTCTGTGACATCATCTTCTACTTCTATGTTCAGATTAGTACATTTGATGTTAAGTGTTCCGTCTATGGTTAAGTGCATATCGTTTTGTATGAACTCAAATAGACTTGACTTTGTTATTCTGTAATTGTTGTTTTGTACTTTGTCAGTTCTGTTACCGATTGCATCTACTTCTGTGAAAGTTCCAGAACTTGCATACTGGTGAAATCTTTGTCTGCCTGGCGTATCGTCATACTCAACCACATGACCAGACTCAGACTCGAATACATGGTTCTTAGGATAACTTGCATTATAAGTTGTTTCTGGTTCATCAAAAACAGTTCCATCAGCAGAACGTATACCCTCTAGTCTTTGGGCTCTCTTGTCACCCACGATAGTATCTCTTACTTCAAAGTTCCTTGCGAGTCTATTTGTGTCTGCCTCTCCAGCAGTTCTAGGATATACGGAAACATTATAATCTGATTTAGATGGGTCGGAACTTCTACGATTAGGGTCATTGAAACCTTTGTTTGGGTCACCTAATTCTTCTGGAACTCCAGGCAGTGTTCCTATGATTACAGGTTGTTGTTTGTCCTCTGCATCCATGAAGAAACCAATAACGTGTGTTCCCTCTATCATGAATGATGGTGTATTACCCATACCACTATTAGATGGGTCTGTCACAGGATGCATGACATGAGCCCAAGGCAAATCCTCTGTTGGTATTTTTATTTTATCTTCTGTGTGATATCCCATACAACGAACTCTCACACGACCAAGTTGTGATGGGTCATCTCTGTCTTCTACAACTCCGACAAACCAGACGAAACCATCCATTCCCATAAAGTTTTGCATAAATAGACTCCCTTACAGAGTTATTTATGAGTTTTATTTAAACTTATCGTTGAGAGAATCTAACACACTATCTATGTTTGGTTCTTTTCCGTTGGGGTCATATTTGCAACGATACTCTGCTGGACATTGGCCCTCGACAACTAATGTGAAAGTATTATTCGCACCTTTATAGATACAGACTTGTTGTCCGTTCCTTGCTTGAACTCTTTTAAATCTTCTACAGGTTACATACTTAGGGTCTTCACGTTTACCTAATCTCTTCTCTTGATCCCAAGTCCAATCTGAAAACTTCTTGAGAAAACAACTGAAACACTGAATGATGTTATCTGGTTGTTTTGTTTCTGCAAGAAGTGGTTGTGAAAAGATTGTAAGGTATATGACTACCCATGCACAAATATTAATCTTCTGAATAGTAGAAAGAGTTTTGAGATTTTTCTGAAATGACATATCGTGTGTTCAATCTATGTAGATAATATATGAGTCCAAGAATGACCCATGCTGTGTTGTGGAAATCCCAAGGCACAAACAAGTAATAGTACATATCAAAGTACTCAAGAAAGTACTCAATGACATCTAACACTTAGACATAACCTCTGGTGGAAAGATAAAGATAAAAGAGGAAACCTATAAACCCAACTCCTAGAGCAACGAGAACTGTTATTCCAACCCACTCCCAGATTACTCTCCATCTTTCTTCTTGGTCGTAAATCATCTTCTGACGTTTCTTACGAATGTCTGCTTCTGTTCTGAGTAGTTCCTCCCAAGCACCATGACCTCTGGAAAACATAATAATATTCTTGAGTTGATCTCTCATATCCTCTGTCTTCTTTTTTGCCATAAGTGTTTGCAATGCCTCCTCTTCTACAGAACCAGCCGCAAATAGTTTTTTGAATAATGGTGGTTTCTGGTTTAGTTCTTCTGCTTTTTTAATATCACTAACTGCTCCCATCCATCTGGCCATATCACCTGCCATACCTTCAACATCTCTCCCTGCTTGGAAACCTGTCTTAATTGCATTAAAGGCTGTGGTTGCAACACCTAGTGCTGTTACTGGATCAATCATTAACGTACCTCTCTCTAACTCGCAGTATTATTTATAATAACGACTTAGAGAAGAATAGTTATAGAGTGAAAGTAATTAAAAGTAAAATCCAGATTAAGAGTAATTCTTGCCAACTGATTGCATTACTTGTGTACGCAACCCAAGATAGATTACCACACATATAACATAAAGTGAGATAGATGAAATATTCTATCATGGAGGCATCACAGTATTCATGTCGAGTTGACCAAATTGACTGATACAGAATCTACCACTCTTGGTATTCCTATATTGTTCTTCCATCTTAACAGGTACAACTCCGTGTTTAATAAATGATGGGAATATAAATGTTCTGTTGTTGTATGATTTTATTTCTGTGTCATAGTCTGGTAAAATTAAATCACCACCTGTAAATCTTTTTGGTTCTTTGTATAGCCATGTCAGAGATGTAACAGTAGAAGAGTCGATGTGAGTTTTGTACTCATCATTCTCTTCGTAGTATCCTACTTGTGTGTTGTCTTTGTTGATGTGTAAGTTTTTAAAAAACCATGAGTCGTGTTGACGAAATATCTCATACCCATTTCCAAATAGTTTTCTGTTGACCATCAATATGTTTGACATATCTCTGAACGCATACAGTCCATCTAGGTATGAATGATAATTTAATTTAAGTAGTGTTCCCTCTGGTGTTTGAGCTCCACCACTCTGTACAGTCGCTCTTCGTAACTTAGTAGGATAACAAAGAAAGTCTAACTCTTCCCATATCAAAGAGAGTTCACCCTCATCATAATAATCATCTATGATGATGTAAGGAAAAGGTTCGTTGTAGTTTTTTATTTCCATGTCTTCAACTTAATCGCAGACTCTATGGTTGTATCAAAATCCTCGTTAATAACTCGTTCTCTGGGTAGTAATGTGTCACTACTGATACCACCTATGAAGAACACAAGTGTGAGTCTATCACTATCACCAACATCAAAACTATTTGCTCTGTGAAACTCCTGTGCATCATAAATTATTAATCTGTTGTAGATATTCTGAAACCTAACAGTTTCATAAAACTTATCATTATTTCTTTTGAGAGCTGTAGTATAATCCTCATCTGAGATTTCACCACCTGTATAATAAAAATGTTTCTCTGGATTAGTCTTAGAAACTAATTTGTTTTTGTATTCTGGTTTCACTCTCATCAATGACGTTCCACCATTTGGGTCTGCATCTGGTGTGAGGTATATCAGTCCTGCTAAATCTATATCACCTTTGTCTGCACTTGTGTCTTGATGAACCCAACCCTCATTGACAGACATCTTAGGTATTTGTTGAAAACACGCATTACTATGTGTCCAACCAAAGTTAACATAACTCATATCAAAGTATGCAGACAATATCTTACATATGATATGTTGATTGACTACATTGTTTACTTTGAATAGTTCGTCACTTCTTACTCCAGGCCATGAACCATCACCACTAGGAATTTTATCTAACGACAGTCCCCACTCTCTAATTTCATCTGGGTTGAGAAAAAAATCATCTACACAAACTGAGAAGAACTTCTTCTTCATTTCTCTAGAGAACTTTGCCTTGTGTTGATAACCACTCATCATATACTCCTTATGTGCAACTTCTTCAAGTGTCGATAAAGACTAGGACACTTCTTCGCTTTTGTATCCCACTCTTCCTTTCTTCTTTCTAATTGCATTATTCTTTTGTTCCACTTGTCACTAAAAATATTTAGGTCACTTTCACGAGTCCCATACTTTAGTGTGTGTTCATCTGTGGGGTGAAAGTTCATACCAGCCGCAATACAATTCATTCCAGAAAAATTAGGATAGTGAAACTTATCGAAACTCCACTCGTTAATATTCTGAAACGTACTATCTATTCTCTTGATACTACTTTCTACTCCGTAATCTCTTCTTTGTATATCTCTCCAGTATTCCGTGTCATCTCTGATTGATAATGCGTAGTGCGATGCAACGAACTCTGCAAACTCTTTGAAAAACTTTTTACAGTTTGCGTTGAACTGGTCTTTGACAAAAGTTGAAACTACAGGTCTATCTCTAAGTACCTTTACAAGTCTAACAAGAAACTCATGCACACTCAATAGTCCGTTACTCTCAAGTGGTTCTATGAAACCAGCAGACAATCCTATCGCACAAACATTCTTTACAAATATTCTTTTGTGTAGTCCAACTCTCATTGTAAGTTTTCTAAACTCTAGGTCATCTCTACCAAGATATTTTTTAAACTCATCTAGTGCATCATCATCACTTACATACTTGTCAGAGTAAACATATCCTGTACCTATTCTACTCCACAGGGGAATGTTCCACACCCACCCATTGTCGAGTGCAGTACAGTTCGTGTATGGTTTTATTTCTTTCTCTTTGTTTGTGTAAGGTAGATGTGTAGCCCACGCTTTGTTATTTGGTAACATATCTGCGTAACTATCAAATGGTTCTTTCAAAGTTTCACCAAGAAGTAAAGACTTCCAACCTGTGCAATCAATGAACAAGTCAGCGGTGTATCTCTCCAGTTTGTTTGTAACTATCGTGTCGATACCATTATCGCTTTCTTTAACGATTTTGATATCACCTTTCTCCACGACCCCACCGATATCTACAAATCTTTTCTTCAACCAGTTTGCAAACATTACTGCATCAAAATGATATGCAACCTCTTTCTTATAAGAGTAAAGGTCAGGACACAGTTGAAGTGTCTTGTTCATCTCATCAGTAAGTATGGTGTTGTTATTAACAAGTGACATCATAGGATAATGAGTCAATGCGTAATCTGTCACAGGTGTGTCTGGATATAATATCTTTTTGAAATACCAGTCGTTTAGATTTGCAATACTATCGGAAATGTCTGGTCGGCCGAAAGGATAATGAAACCCACCATCACCTTTCTGGTAGAAGTTTTCAAAACGAATACTCATCTTGAGTGAACCATTACATTCTCTCATAAAATCTTCTTCGTGTAAATCAACCATAGACATCCATTGATTGATACCACCTAACGTGCTTTCTCCGACACCGACAGTCGGTACGTTCTCACTCTCAAGTATAGTAATGTTCTTTTCTGGGAAAACTTTTTTTAAAGTATATGCTGACATGACACCAGCACTACCACCACCCACAACAATTATATTCTTCATTACTTTATATATCGACCACAACAGATAGGCATGGATGCGATATTCTTTTTCCAATCTTTGTTGATCTCATCATTCATTTTTCTTTTTGTCATAAAGATAGACTTCTCACTACGAACAAACATGAGTTGAGGTTCTCTCAGACAGGACATTATAGGCCCATCTTTTATGTATTCTACTGGGGGAGTTTTCTTCGCCATCAGGCAGAGATGTCGAGAGTCCTATGGATACGCATTTGATCTAACAAATTCCACATCTGGTTCTTAGAAAAGAACTGCATCATCAATATATAAGCTAACCATCTCTGTTGTTCACGATATTGTTCTTGATGATATTCCATCAATCGTGTTTCAGACATATGCTGAACCTGTCTTACCTGTTGTGCGTTATAGGTTTGGACAGACGCAGTGTTATGATAGTTGTTTATATATTGATTTGTAACTGTTCCTATTTGCATCTCTCTATCCTTACATACCTATTTATATAAACGACATATTTCTTAATTTGTTTAGATAACATTATAATTAATTATAAGTCGTACATCTTTCTGTGGTTGTTCTGCTGTGTGGTAGAACGCACCATCAAAGATTACCACTCTTCCTTGTTTTGGTGGCACTCTTTCCAACTCCGTTGTTTCTTCTTCTTCGTCTGGTGTATAGTAACCAGGCATAAATTTATTTTGATATCTGTTCTTGTAGAGGATAGTGTCACCATCTGAGTCCTTTACATAGTAAAGTATCACAAGATGATTTTCTGTTCTGTCCACATGATTGATATCAAGTTCGTCTGACAATCCCTTGAGGGGTAATTGTAGAAAAGACCGACCCTGTATAATATATCTGTAGTTATAATCTACACTCTTACATGATGCATCTATCATGGGTACTAACATATCATGTAAGTAACTTCGTTCTAGTTCGTTGTATTGTGTTCCTGTTGCAGTATGCAAATCAAACTCTGACTCATAGTATCTGTGAGAGAAACATGGTCTAGGCTCCATGTCTGCGTTGATATTGATGTTATGATTGTAGAACCAATTTGTTTCATGTGAGAGAAGTGTATTCTTAATTCTTTCTTGATACTCTTTATCAATGACATCATCAAATACCCAAAACTTGCCACGAAAGTCGTCCATTACCAAACCCAACTCACAAAAGAATATCTTTCACCATTGTTGATAGTATTCACTTTGTGAGGAAACATAAAGTTAGATGGAAACATAACTATGTCACCACCTGTTAGATTAATCTTCTTTTCTCCTATAACAAACTCTCCACCTGTAAAGTCATCATTGAGTAGACCCACTATACTCAGTATAGGAACACCTTTTGGTTCTGGGTCTGCGTTTGTTGTGAACAATGTGTGTATGTGGTCACAGTGCATCTCCATTTTTGTATTCTTCGTGTAGCGATTGTAACGAGGTTTTGAGTATCCGTTCCACCCTGTAAACCAATCCATGTCCAACTCTCCAATGTAGTC